CCACTAACAGGGGGTTGCATGGCAAATTGAGCAGCTCCGCCAGCCGAACTAAGGAAGTCGCGGGGAGCGGCATTAGCTGTATTGGTGTATCCGGCGAGAGCACCGGGAAGAGCTTGCTGATACTGGCTGCGTTGGGCAGCAAAGGGATCGGCGGCAGCAGCGGCAGCCTGCATCTGACCAGCAGACGAAGTAGAACCGCTCCCAAACAGATTATTGAGAGCCTGCCCACCACCAAGAAGTTGCTGCAAGAGTTGTGCAATATCCATATTTCCACCTGCCCCTATTGTACCTCCACCAGTTCCAGTTTGTCCCCCTAGTACCCCACGAAGGGTATTTGCGAGGCTGAAAGCTTGTTGCCCCGATAGACCACTGCCAAAAAGCCCACCACCTCCAACTGCTGCTCCTGCTTCTCCTGCCCCACCTGCCCCTAACAAGCCGGAGCTGGGAGACGCGAGATCCGCAGCCCCATAAAACCCAGTGCCAGTATCAGCTGCCCCAGCTGTTGCCCCCGCTCCGCCAATAGCGGCACCCATCCCCCCTCCAACTATTGCCAAAGTCAGCCCCTGTACAATATTCTCAAACCAATCATTTCCTCCTGCTTGTACAACTCCGGGCGCACGTATCACATTACCAGAAGAGTCAAAACTCACATCATCATACTTGGTGCCGACCGGGATTTGGCCAGAATATGGGCTACTTAAATGGTAGTCAACGAAGCTACTCCCAAAAGGGGAAGAATAAGCAGGATTCGGCATCCCACTAGCAAGTTCTGGTTGAGGATTGCTGATGTTATAGAAGTCATTTCCAGAAACAGCCCATGGCTGACTAGACCCAGCCCCAGCTTGTTGAAAGAGGCTCTGATACCCGGCCAATGTGGTTGGAGTAGCCATTAGAAATTCCCTTCCTCAAGCTCGAATTCCAGTTTCTCCACTCGGAACGGAGTCGTCCCTGTGTAACGGAGTTGGAATGCCCGGCGGCGGGAATTGCCAAGTTGCGAGAGATAAGGGCGATTCGAGCTTAGATCTAACTGCCGATAATTACTATACTTCCCATAATCATTATCTGTATATCGTAGCACTGCTGTCCCTTGAATAACATCCGCAACGAGTGTCAGGTTGAGGAATGTCTTGTAAGCTGTAGTCCCGCCATTCCAGTTTGGGGTTATGATCTTAACGTCAATCGGTGCCCCGTTGTCGCTGAAAGACTCCGAGGTGTACTGGAAGATCTCGCCGGAATTCTCGTGCAGGATGTAGTCAATGCCAGCTAAGGTAGCAGCCTTTACACCAACAAAATATCCCTCAGAACTTCCAAGAGCAGCAGCAGTACCGGAGTTGGTCGTAAGAGCTGCCGGGACCCGATAGGTAAAGTTGTCAGTATCAATTGGGATTACATTAACCAGACCATTATAACCATTGACAACAGCGCCAGAGATAAACACTGGGTCTCCGTCAGAATACCCATGCCCCGGTGCATTAGCCGTCACACTTCCATAAGGGTCGCTGGACAGAGAATTGACCGTAACTGTCTGTGCTTGTGTCCGACTGGACCAGACTGCCCAATGTTTTAAATTGAAGTCATAAGCCAGTGTAGTATTCGAGTTGACGAGAGTCAGGACATAGAAGAAATGTCCATTGACCTCTGTCTTGAAAGCCCGGACATTGGCAAGCTGGTCAGCCTTGATGATCCGATCAACAAAAGGTGTAGAGATGCGGATTGGCTTTTGTCCTTGAAAGGAGTAGACGCCACGAGATTCCCCAATGCTCTGTCCGATCCACACAACATTGTCCTGCATCTCCACTACTGAGTCGCCCGACGCACAACCAATAATGGCATCGAGGGTGGTGTTAGGGAGGAGAGGGGAAGCTGGTGCTGGCACTGCTGCATCGTAGAAGAAGACGGTAGACCATACACCAAACGCCACAACGTAATTTCCAAGCTTAGCAAGTGCGACCCCACCATTCGGCTCTGCCTGTGCCGTAATGACTCCAAGGGCGTTCCAAGTCTGTGGGTCGTTAAGGGCGCTGTTCCACACCCGTCCTTGTGGGTCCATCACAAAGAAATAACCGTCTAGATAGACTATTCCGGGGACGGTGGTTGATGGATAGTCCACATCCGTCACCTTAGTAATGAGGTTGGTTGCCGGATTATACGTATAAGCATCCTTGATCGATTTAAAGAAGAGGAGAGGAAAAGTGACAGTAGAGCTTGTTTGAGAGAAGCTATAGCTCAAGCAAGGGGTTGTGTTAGTAAGGGCGATCTGTGTGGTTGGGGTAAAGGAGCCTGCCCATACGTCATGATAGTAAGTGTTGGTGCTATCCGTTCCACTAATGACCCAGAGATCGCCAAGGGAGAAAGCCACAGAATCCCGTCCGCCATATTGAGCAGAGGCGAGAGCTAAGGTCCACGTTGTTCCGTCAGTGCTCTGCCAGATTTCATTTGATGGGAGGCCGTTATTGAGGAAGGCAAAGAAGTAGAGAGTGCTGGAGGTAGAGACAATCATCCCTCTCTTATCTCCTGCCACTCCATTCGCCTTGAGCATGGTATAGCCGACTGCCCCAATCCCGCCCCCTAGTGTAAAGGAGATTGCAGGGGCAGAAGAGTAGCCAGACCCGGTAGTAATAGTGACCATTGCCAAGCCGGGATCGTTCTCTGTGTCGTCATCCCCATCATCGTCAAGGAAAGAAAAGGCGGTTGAAGGCCCCGGCGTTATAGTGACACTGGGAGGGGCCTGATATGCTGCCCCCTGACTTGTCAGGACAGCTCTTGGGAAAGCGCCGGTTGCGGCTTGAGCAAAGGGGTTGGAACTGAAACGAGTCCATGCCACTCCATCCGTGCTGGTCCAGAGATCGCCACCAGCGCCTTGCCAAGTTGGTTCAAACTCCCCAGCAAGGACTACCAACTGGCCATTGAATCCAGCGAAGCCAAGGCGAGAGCGAGGGAGCCAAGGAGCATGCGGGCTTGTATTAACCCATGTGACCCCATCGACTGAGGACCAGACATCGGCAAAATAGTAGGAGCCATTCTTCTGCGATTGTCCCCCAGCCACCCACATCTTATTGTTGAAGGTGGTAAGACCAAGCTCCGCCCGGCCCGGCCATGCACTCGCATTTGCCTGTGTCCAAGTAACACCATCGACGGTAGACCAGACATCTGACAGACCTACCCCAAAGGAGCCAAAGCCGCCCATGATCCACATTTTTCCGGCGAAGACAATGACACTGCCAAAGGCCCTGTCTGGCCATGGGGCAGCAGCGGTCACTTGAACCCAGTTAAATCCATCAGTGGATCTATAGACATCGTGGTAGTAGTTGTTTGCTGCATCAGATCCACCCATTACCCATAGCTGGCCGAGGAAGCCAATGGCTTGCATCCCAGTCCTGCTATTCCAAGGAGCACTACTGGTAACAAGTGAGAAGCCGGGAGCGATAGTCTTGTTGACGTTCAGGTAGTCGCCGGAAATTGAATATAGGGCCTCCAAAAAGTTATAGAGTCCCTGCCCACATCCTGCCATACCATCGAAGGCTGGCACCAGTCCTGCCCTTTTGACAGCCATAAACCTGCCGCCATCCAACGGCTCCGCAAAGCAGTTGGACATATAGGCATCCCCACCCGGAGTGGAGTCCCTATTTTCAAGCTGGCAGACTAATGGGAGTGAGGCCATAGTTATCTCTTAGAAGTGGAGAAATAGATGCTGGCCTCTTCTTGGGACCAATCTTCCATCTCCCTCTTGTACTGTACTGCCCGGCGTTCAATCCTCTGAAGCTTCTTGTCAGAAGCGCCGGATTCCCCTCCCACCTCATCAGCAAGATTCCACTTCAATGCCTGATAGCATTCGTTAGGAAAGTCCACCACATCTGTCCCAAGATTCACGTCACCAAGGGGGACTTGGGCAAAGAGGTGGATGACTCTGGTGATGTCGGAGGTTGGTGGGTATATGGTTAGTAGCCCATTAGGGATTAGGGGTTGATAGTAGTAGGAATTAGGAATCGAGCCAGTGAACTTATTCCCCAGCATCTCGTAGTCCTGTCTGGACAACTGTGTCAATATTGTGTCCTGATTATTAGAAGTGCGGATTAGTGCTTCAAGGATGCGAAGAGGCCGGTCAGTGATAACTGCCCCAGTCCCAACTGCCGTTGGGCCAATTTGATATTCGACATTTCCGGCGACAAGGGGGATGGGAATATCAACCACCTTCCAAAGTGGCATTCCTACTTTGACCCAAGCCTTGATGATGATGTTTAGGGCAAAGGCAGCATTGCTCATTACTTCTGGTTCCGGCGACTGCCCAATACCCAAGGAACCGCATTCCCTCAGGGCAGCTTTAATAATATCATCGCGGGTAGCTGAAAAAAGAGTAGTCATAACAGTCAATTATAAGTCAGACGGCTTTACATCACCGGGGTTGAGGAATGTGTCTGTTGGCTCTACATTAGTGTCATTCACTATTTGTTGGTCAATAACCCCTCGCACAAAGTCCTGTGGCTGGCGAGGCTCCCAGCAATCGGAACAAACCATCACACCATCCCACCTCTTCTTCAAGTTGCTGCATTTCCGCCGAAGCCCGCAGACAGAACAGACGCACTTTTCTCCGCCTACTGGAGAAGTGACTTGATATGCCTGTAGCTGCCCCAAATCCACCCGCATAAAGACACCCGTCAATGTCTCTATTTGATCTGGATTGCCAGACGGTGTTATAGACCCTAACTGAACCCCAATCTGTACGCCCTGTAATGTGGCCGCATTTGGGGTATTTGCGACTATTAAGCCGGTCCCTACAGTAATGATATTACTAGTTAGGGGGATATCAACATTAACACCAATTGACCCAAGTGTGAGTGTTACAGTATTAGAGAGAAGCGCAAATGCCTCTGAATAGGTTAAATTCCCTACGCTAAGTCCTATCTGCACACCAGTGAGATTGTTACCTCTGTCCTCTGCCATCCACCCAGTAAAACTTTTTGGGAGCGGCGGTTTGCGTTTAACCGGAAGTTGAGTCCATCCGGGGATAGGGCTGATAGAAGGGAGTCCTTCCTCCCCCATCCAACCAGTGAAGGACTTTGGTAGAGAAGGTTTCCTTTTTACAAACAGCTCCGTGCTCTGCGTAGGTTGGCTTGCAAGAGGCTGTACATCCGCCCTTAAAGGGGCGATAGACATCCCGGCATAGACAACCATTGATCGCCGCTTGTCGTAAAGCGGGGTGTCAATTCTGATATTGACCGGATCTGCCATTTTCTACCACCGGGCAGAAAACTGTGGATTCATTTGAATGACTGGCTGGTTTGGTGTTGATGTAAGCAATTGCCCAGCTACCGGGAAAGTCCATAATTGATAAGGGTTCGCCAAGAGGTTATAAGCTTCTGTGGAGGTGACAGCCCTATCCCAAATGGCAAACATCCCGACATGGCCGGGGAACGCATCGGAGTAGGAGGAACTGCCTAAGCACCCAATAGTAAGATCGCCAGTTGCTGTTCCCATAGTCCCTACTGCTATGGCTGAGGTCAGTGAGATATTATGGTTTTCGTCAATCATGTAAGCAGTTACGGTGCCGCCGTTTCCAGTTACCGAGGCTATTAAATAATAGACAGTGCCGGTCGCTATTGATGCTAAGCCGGTAAGAGTGTAAGTAGCGACTCCATTGAACTCCAACCCAATAGTGGTTCCGCCGGTCAGGAAATGAAGATCAGACCCTCCGGAAGAATTGCCCCCCATTCCTATCGGTGCGGCAAAATTGGCAGGGGTGGTGGACGCCATAAACCCTACCATAATAGTAAAAGGAGGGGTTGGACTCAAGAGTCCGGGGTAGGAAGACCCAAATGCCCCTCCGCTTGGCGTTATCTGTGTCTTCCCCAGCCCCCTCATCATCCCATAGGTAGGTAGCCCTGTAGGATGTGAGTTGAAGATCGATTGCTTGGTCCTTACATGACAAACTTCATAAGGAATAGAAGCTGCATAGAGCAGCCCCCTACACATCCCTTCTCCCCAAGCCGGTTGAATAAAAGAAGGCGGCTGCTGGTTATAGGGAATAAAGGCTTTTCTTACTTTTGTAATAGAAGCCATTGATTACCCCAAACAGGAGTAGATGTAGAAAGCTTTATTGGTAGCAGCAACTAACCACTCATATGGGCCAATATCAACAGTAACCCCTTGTGGCCGTGCCACTCCGTCAAAATCGAAGAGAGGTTCTGATGTATCCAGTCCAGTATTGATACAAGGAGAAGATGGGTTTGAGTGATAGTCCCCGCTACCATTTGGCTGATAATTAACGAAAAGAGGATTGGCTATGACATTGTTTGTATTAGAATGTCCATTTAAGGCACCAAAAGCGGTATTGTTCCCGAAGACACAGTTATTGCTATAGATGATATCCGAGCCTTGGGTGCCCTCTTCATGTATTCCAGTCCCTAGATTATTAAAGATGATGTTGTTACGAATTCTGTGGTGGTCTGATACATTGCCACTATCGGTAGCCGTTATAACTATGCCACCACTATCTAAGAAAGAATTTCCATTGTTGAAAAAGGCGTTATTTTTAATAACACAATTAGTGGCAAAATGCCCTGAGTTAAATCCATAAGCATTCACGCCATAGACAATATTGTTAGTAAAGGTACAGAATGGAATGGATGGGTAAAGACCTTGTTGCTTATTATTGTCACTGGAGTTCGTATTACGGAACGTCCCAATACGGGCAACAATATTACTGTCTGCAATTCCATTTGTGAAACCATACTCGGAGAAGGCTATCCCGGCCCCACCAAATCCGATAGATCCGAGGACTGGAATGTCGTGAACATAATTCAGATAGACTTCTCCAAAGCTATGTGCCATATCAATACCGACAGCGCCTCCGCCTGTCACATCAAATCCCCGCACTACAATATAGTCTTTGGTGGTTCGGAAAGCTGAACTTGTACCAGTTCCCGGCGACACGACTTTTGCGCCAAGATAGTTCTTGGATTGATAAGTGATCTTTGCGCCAGCGTTCCCGCTATTTGTTGAAAGCAGGACGGTCTCGTTATAAGTCCCATCTCCCACTGTAACAGTATCGCCAGCGACTAGAACAGTTCCCGCTTTGTTAATTGTCAGCCATGCCCCACCAGCACTGTCTGCTGTGCCAGTATTCCCATCATTGCCATCTTTTCGTACATAGTATTGAGTCATAATACCGCTCCCTTATGTGTTGTACTCTTCTCGGTAAAAGACAGAATTGCTAGAACTTGCAAGTGCTATGCCGGTATCATTAATGATTATAATTCCCCATCTTTCTGGGATACTTCCACCGCATGCAGCTTTCAAGCTAAAATCTGCAATCCTTGTGAGAGATTGAGCACCTATTGGAATACTTCTTGCAATGAAAAATTGGCTAGGACTGTCGATAGTAATGTTCGCGTCACTTCCGGTCGCGTTACCGTCCCAAGTAGTGCCACTGTCATTTGACGTCTTGATTAAAACATAAGCGGCCTTACTCCCGCCGGGAGTCCCTGTAGTTAGAGAGAGTTTAACCGTAACTCGATAATCATTAACATTCTGTGTTTGATCCGATGAGACGACTGCGGACTCCCTACCAGCAGTTGCACTAGCCGCCATACTATTAATGGTAATAGTGAGAGTAGTAGATGTTCCATATGTGGTTGCCATATGCCCCCCTTTAAGCTAGACGCAGAAAAGCGTTACTACTATCATTTGTCGGCATTGAAAGAGTGAGAGTGCCATTGGAGATTGTCTGTGCCCCAAATGTGTAGACCGCCACCGAATTTTTTCCCGCCAGTGTGTTGTTATAAATTAGGGCACAATCAAAAAGAGTTGTGAGGTTGACATTGGAAAAAACGAAAGAAGCGGTGGGAGTGGTGTATGCTGTAGTGCCCGCAGTTGTTGGTCCTGTCCATGCTCCAATAGCTACGCCCCCAGCAGTGTAATTTGTCCCACTAACTTCATTCGTTGCAGAGTAGGCGGTCGTTCCTGCGCCTTGTGACCCTGACTGCAAGTAGAGTGCCGCCTTAAAGCTATCCGCCCCAGTTCCAGCCCTTACCACAGTCGTTCCAAACGCATGCAGTCCATTCAACAAGTCCTGCTTGAAACTGGTGCAGCCTGCTTGAGTATTAGCCATTGCTCTTCTCCGTCAAGTTTTGAATGTTGTCCTTGAATGCGATGTGGGCACTGCGATGAACCTGCACCCCATTCAAATAGTACTCAACCCAGTAAATTTTGGCTTTGCGGTCTTCGTCAATCCCTTCTCTCTTTTCCAATAGAGACTCGTCCATCTCTTGACCATTGCCAATGTTAATCATCATGATCCAACTCCTAGAAGTGGTAGGTATTGCTGTATAGTGCCTGCGGCGGCGTTGCTGGAAAGGGGCGGGATATAGAAGCCGCCGAACAAGAGTTGTCGCTTCATGGTCGACATTTTGGAGTCAGGTGGGAGGTCCAGATATATGCTGGACGGCAATGGCCCCAGAGTGGCGATAGTAAAAAGCGCAACTGACTGTTGCCCATTATAGTCTTTTCCTCTTGATCTTGCTACCAGTGGGAGGTCAAAGGAATAACGCCCAAATGCCGCCACATTATCGAGGGGCAATGGATATTGGAAGAAGCCGTCGAAAGAATTCTTGAGGAACTGCCGTGCAAGAGGGTTGTCATACCATACACCCCCCATCTGGATTGGTGCAGAAAAGGTGGAGGAAAGAGGAGAGAGCTGGAAATCCCTGATTGGTTGAAGTCTTCCCCGGACTGGCAGATCAAATACCTTCGACGGGAATGGCCCAATGCTGTCGGAAGAGAGAGGGGTCTGCTCCCACTTCTGAAAGAGAGGCGGACGGCCCCTGACCGGTAGGTCAAAGGATTTGGTAAAGGGTCCAATGCTATCTGCTGAGAGGGGAGACTGCCTCCACTCTTGAAGTGGTGGTGCTCGACCTCTGACCGGAAGTTCAAAGATCTTGGAAGGAAAAGGTCCAATGCTGTTAGAGGAGAGTGGCGATTGCCACCACCCATTGAATGAATGGGTCGCCCACAATCTTGCTTTGTTGGAGACAAATGGAAGCTCGGCCCACTTCGTCGGGAATGGCCCAACACTATCCGGATTGATGGAAGCATTCTGCCACCCAGTATAGACAACGAGACCCCTTCTCCTATCCCAGAGAGGTGTATCAATTGCAATGACGACTGGATCGGCCATAATAAAAACCCCGGCACACCCCAGTCAAGGGAAGTGGCCGGGGCCTTCTTCTTGGTACTAGATCTTACAAATCTTCAAAGACGATATGAACACCCATTTGTTGTGCCCCACCTAAACTAAAGCGGAGTGAAAGCTGGGAGACAGAGACCGTCGCATTACTCCTGATCCGAACTTCCTCCCCCGGCTTTGCCACCCATCGATAGACGCCGCCATTGGAGTTGCATCCGAGACGCAGGAGGTGGACCGTGCCTAGGACTGGCTGGGTAGACCACGCCGTAGAGACAGTGGCACCAGAGGCCGCATTATCGGGGTCGAACTGTGCCGGGGTCTGGGCGGTCGGAGTGATACCAAGAGTCGAAGGCCGGTTAAGGACCAACTCATTCGCGGCAGAAGCCGTGCCCTCGCCGGACACTGAAATCTCATGGAGCAGAGCAATCCGAGACGCAGCCCCAGTGAGCGTCAATACATCATTGGTAGTGCCCGGAGCAGCCGGGGCAACTGAAGCGCCATAGAAAGGCATGATTTACTCCTGATTTATTCGTTTCAATTGGTCTTGGAGAAGAAAAATCTCTGCTTCCAAGAATCGTACATTACTCTCAGCAAGGCTCTTTTCCATCCACTTCTTAGCAATCTGCCTCTCTAAGTCCCGACGATTAACGACTTGGGCCGGGGCGTTTTGCAATGTGCTCATTATACACGATACTCCTAGCTGTTTGGTCAAGCCACATCTCAAGAGCGAACCCCTCGAAGTGCCGACCATTTACTTTAATGGGAAGGGCAAATGTGAACTCGTGCCGCCCGCCGGAAACTGCTGCACTCATGTGGGCGATCTGAACATCCCCTTCCGTCACAATCACATGGACCTTAATATCTCTCTTCATAATGATGGTATCCAAGCTATCTGTACTGCCGTGTTACTTCCGCCAGAGAGGTTCACATTCAGAGCCTCTCCAATGTTTGTCTGAAGCCAGCCATGTCTTCCATATGGGAGGACAAGCCCTCCGTTCGTGGCGAGAGGCCATGCACAAGAGATGTCAGTTGTGGCTGATTGGAACTTCACTGACTGTGCCGCTGAGGTGATAATGCAGACCTCAAGTACCACTATTCGGAGACCGCCCTGTGCTGCAACAAGCTGGGTGTTTCCGCCGGATGACGCATTCACAAAATCAAAATGCACACTCCTATCAATTCCGGTCGAATCGAATTCCCTCTTCTGTACATCCTTAATGAAGACCCTTCCCATTATCTCAGAGCTTCAGTGATCTTTGCCGCCTTCGCATTGACCTCTTCTTGCTGCTTGGCTACTGCGGCGGCAGAGGCATTAAGGTCAGCTTGCTGCTGGTCATGAAAATTCTGAACCTTCAAAACATGGTCGGAGTGAAGTTCCTGTTCCCGGCGCAAGTGGTTCCACTTGTCATGTACCTCCAACTCCAACACCCTTGCGTCATTAGCCTTAACATCGGCTTCAGCTTCCCTTACTTTAACCGCCTTAACAGCAGCAGCAACCTTCTTGGCCTCTGCATTAGCTTCTTCCAACAGCTTCGCAGCTTCAGCTTTTATAACTGCCGCTGCTTCTTCCGCATCCTTTAAAGTTTTGATCTTACCCAACTTGCTATTAATCTCCTTATTCAAGGCTTCAAGACGGGCAATCTCTTTCTCGAATTCCCCTTTCATCAAGGTGTGGTAGGCAAGGATGGCTGACTTAGTAGCGAGTAGATCGGCAATTGGGTTCATTATTGTTTCCCTAACTCAAGGATTAGAGAGAACGAGACAACAGCAGTAGCAGCCCATCCCTGTGTGGTGTAGGTAATCTTGCCGTTCTTCCCGGCCCCAGCGTTGTTCTGCAAGCCACCGAACTGGGTAAAGTCCATCTGACCCCTTCCTGTCAGTTCCTCAATTAAGAGAGGGGTGGTTGCATCCCAGAAGAGATTGACAGAGAGGGAGTCCTCGATACTGTATTGAATGCGCTTGATCCGGAGTTGGCTTGCCTTCATTCCGGCGAATGGCCCCATGTCGGAGAGGGTCGCCGGATCAGCGACAGTAGTGCTGCCAATGTCTGCGGTGTCCAGTACTCCTTGAAGCTTGATGACTGTGTTTTCCCGGCCATCAACCAAGATTTGAATGCTGGTTACGTTGCCTGCCATTTTAGAACCCCAGTGTCACAGACAAGTTTCCAGAATCAACTACCCCTGAAAAGTTGAAAGTAACTTTAGTTCCAGACAAACTGGAAGATGTTATAGTAGGTGTAGTTGTCGTCGAGGTAGAAATGATTACAGATGGGGATATTGGCATATAATGCCCCTGTTTTATCTCTTCATGATAGTCAATAGTAATCGACGTGTCAGAACCAGAAGGTTGGTTCACACTGCGGGTAAAAGTTACTTGCTGATAGACCATATCAAACCCCTAACCAGACAACAACATCGCCACAGTCAAAACCCTTGCTGAAGGTGACAGTGACTTTCGTCCCGGAGATGGAGGAGGAAGTAATAGGAGTGAGAGCCGTAGTCGAGACTTTCAAAAGAGTAGGAGCGGCCCCACTTGGCGTGACACCGCTCGAAGCAATATCCCCGGCAAAATCTATCACGATAGTCCCGGCAGGCCCAGTAGGGCCAGTAGTCTGTATAACCGGCCTTGTGAATTTCACTAATTGCAAGATACTCATTCTAGCGCTCCCTTGCCGCCAACACGAAGTCCACTTGCTCTGTCCTCGCCACGGCGGAGCCATTGGTGAAGCCAAAACTTAAGTTCAGGACGGAGGCAGTGATTGCGGCTGGGGTGAGGGCTGCAACAGCTCCACGCGACCCGCTTGGTGGCCCATTTTGTGGGGTGAAGCCCGGAGCTTGATTCACAAAGGCATAGATCGTCCCCTTGCCGTCGAAGAAGAAGGCCAGATCCATATCCGTAGCTGCGACAAATGTGCCGCCGGGCAGCGCCAGATCCGTATCAACGGAAGAAGCCGAGTTGCGGAGCAAGACTGTAGCAGCGCCGGTAGCCTTGCGGAAGTAGATACCGTCTGTTGCGGCAAGAGGGGTGGTGGTGGTTGCAATGAGACCGGCATGGAAAGTACCGAGAGTCGCTGAATCGAGGCGGACCCGAATCTGGAAGAATGCTTTTTTCCCGGCGACAGACGCAGTAGCCGGAATCATCGCAAAGCTAGCCGCCACCAATTGCATCAGGACGGAATCAGAGGCGCCGCCGGTTGTAGTCAGGAGCAAAGCCCCACCATCCGCCGCAGCCAGCGCCGTTGTACCGGTCCCAACCTTTGTGATTGTCCAGTCGCCAGCGGCGAAGACATCAAAGTCATTCTGATACAGGTGATAAAAGAAAGGATCAGGCACTCCCATTTGGGCGAGTGCTTGGAAAGGGGCGTCCTGAGTAAAGCCAGAGACAAGCCGTTGTGGGGTAGGCATTTAAAGCTCCTGTTCGCGTCCTCTAGGGACGCACAATTGTGCGCGATTGGAGCGCTGGTTCTATTTCCCTTGGAAGGGCTGGTTCGGGATAGCCGGGACTGGGATCGGTTTCATCCCATCCGGCGTTCTGTTTTTGCGGTTCATTTCTTCACCTTCTTCACTGCCCCCAACTTCCCGTAGAGAGTCTTTGGCTTCTTCCCCTCCGCCAGATTAGTCCTGACGTTCCCCCCAACCTTTGCCTTCTTAGGCTTGGAGGCAGCGCCGAATAGGGCCTTAGGCTTCTTCAACGCTTTCTCCCCACTGCCTTCTTGGCAGGCTTGGCCTTACCCTTTCGGGCAGTGCTAAGAGCAATGGCGACCGACTGCTTCTGGGGACGGCCAGAGTGCATCAACTCACTGATATTCTGCGAGACGACTTTCTTACTGGTTCCTTTTTTCAGTGGCATAGCTACGGGCCATTGCTTCCCCACAGTCCGCGTGGATCTGTGAAATAGAAGGAGTAACGCTCACGACTCTTGGCCTTTGCATTCCCGGTGTCGAAGTCGTTATCCTGCTCGAAGGTGATCGCAGCCCGCTGATACATCTTCATGCCGTTCTGGACGTTGGAACGAATGAACCAAGCGTGGGCAGCGGTCAGATAGTGATTCAGCAGGACGCCTTCAGGGATGGCATTCGTTGCCTTCAACACATTGATGTCGTTGTTGGCAGTGCCGGGTTGGAAGACGGTCTTCAGGATGCGATTGGCGTTAAACCATTCCTGCCTCGATACGATGAGGGCCTTTGGCATAATGTTGATCAGGAGACCACGGTCGTCTTGTGCCCCCATCATCTGCACAATCAAATCCTCAAGGCTTGCTTCGGACAAGTCAGCGTCAACTGCCAGCTTGTTAGAGAAGGTGCCACCAGAGGTATTTGGGTGGGCAGTGTTGAGGAGAGTCACGCCGTCGCCGCCATTGAAGCCAGAGGTGAAAGCTCGATTGTAGATGTTGGCCCCAACATTCTCTTTCGTCTGCCGGAAGGCAAAGGCAAGGGCACCGGCCCGGCGGTTCGAGATTTCCGCATACAGATTGTCCTCGATCTCCTCCTGCGTCACGATGTAGCCCAATGAGTAAGCCACATGGATGTAACGAGTGACGAAGCCTTGGATCTCGGAGTCATACGCAGTTCCTGCCCCCTCAGACTTCACAGGAGCTAGACCGAAGCCAGTGATCTGCACATCCTCCTCGTAGTTCTGTTTCGAGGTTGCACGATCAAACAGCATCGGCCACTCTTCCTTATGCTCAGCATAAGTACGCCCCCACCACGCTTTGACGCCCGGCCAGAGAGCCTTTGGGTGGGAACTTGTATTGATAACACCAGCCATGATAGTTCCCCTTAGACGCCAGTTGAGCCAGTACCGCTAGTAAATTCATGAGTATTGAATTTGACAAGCAGCGGGGCATTTGCCGTTTTATCGGCGGTCGGACGCTGTGCCAATCCAAGGATCTTGAATTGAAGGGTATTGGTTGTGTTGATCGAGGCGTTATCCAGAAGAGTGTTGGACTGGGGATTTCCGGCGGTCGGCGCAACATACGAGAGATTTGCGTTCTTGGCCGTTACAGTCATTGCACTGGAATTGCTGTTCTGGACCTCGAAAATGATCGAAGGATCATCCGCCACTAGAACATAGTAGTCGGAAACCTTGGTCGCCGGGATCTGGATGTTATTAAGGTTCGGGACTTGGGATGCGACTGGGTATTGTGCCACCGTAGGAGCTACCACGACACCGACGATAATCCCTCGGCAGACATCGCCAGCAGCAGCGATGATGACTCGGGTTACACCAGCAGCGTCAGAGCCAGTAGCCGACTTTACAGCATCCCCAATGGCGTAGGCAGTACCGTCACTTGATGGGATGTTGTACATTCGAGCTTGACCATTCCACGGCCCTCCGTCGAGATACCCTACGGGACTGAACCCATGTGGAGCATTCGGATTTGCCATTTTGTATCACCTTTTATGGCTCTCGCAGTACAAAGTCTGGATCACCATCTTGCAGTTTTGAAGCAATTTTGATAGGGCTTCCCGCCGGAACATAACGCCCCTCGGTGCCAACCCTACCACCAACAGCACCCCGCTTGATAGCGGCATCAACCTTATTGGCATGGTCTGCCACGAACTGCTGATGCTCCATCCAGAACTCTGTCGGGATCTTCATCAGGTATTCCGTGATAGGTTCGCCGGAAGGCCGAGTGCCCACTGTGCGGCTAACTCTGTCGCTTAAGTCGGAGCTATGGTCTAGCTTTGCATATCCGACTTCTACTTCCTGCTGTGTTACAAACTGGTAGCCTGCTCGTAGTGCTTGGTTGATCCGGTCAGCCATCTGTGGGTGCCAGTCAACAATTCCATGTAGATGATACCCCGGAATCTCGGTTACTGCATACTGCTTTCCGTATTGGCCGAAGGGAATACGATCTTTCCGCCTTGGTCGATCCTCTTCACCCCGAGACATCTGCCCAGCCTTCATGTGGCCGAGGAGTTGCTCGAAGGGAATATCTGCCTCAACCTCTGGTTGTTCCCTCGGGACTGGCGCTGGCTTGAACTCCTGCTCCTTCCGGGGTTCATAAGTTGGCGCTGTCATGACTCTTTGGATCTGTGACGGATTTTGCTTAATTTTCACAATTGTACCTCAATTATAGAAATTGTCAATGGAAGGGCTAGACTTCATAGTCTCGAAGGTACAGTTGCTCCGTTGTCATCTTTTGTGATTTGGCGAGTTCCTGATACCACTCCTCTTTCCCCAGCTCCTTGCAAGCTTGCTGGGCTTCGCGTGGCAGGTCGGAGAAGGAAGTACTGGCCCTGCCACCAGATCTCCCGCTCCCTCTTCCACTCTCAACCAGACTTGGAGCTGCCCTCTGCCCCCCAAACTTCTCCGGGAATTGCTTCTTGACTGAAGCCTCGATCTTGTCCAAAAACTCTTGCCCCTTTAATTCCGGCGTAGTCCTGTGGATTCTCAACCCCACAACATTAGCATAATCCACCATGTCGGGGTTCTCGTCATTGAACCAAGCCCTGTGCTTGAAGATCCAAGTCTTCAAAAGGGGGTCAATCTCTGGGGCTGGGCTGGGTGCCGCTGCTGCCGCCGGAGGTGCTGGCTTCTCCTCCTTCAACGACTCCATTTCTTCGTCCAGATCCGCTACAGCCCCAAAGTCCTGCGCCTCCATCGCTGCCCGGCGCTCCGCCTTCAAGTCCTTCACCGCTCGCTCGTAAGCCCTTGCCTCCAACTTGTCATGATACTCCTGAACCTTCTTCAGGCTGAGCTTGGTCGTGTCCAGTTCTGCCTGCATCTTGCTCAACTCGGCTTGGAGCCGCTTGTTGTTGCTTTGGAGGATAGGCATAATTTCCCACCCCCTTTTAACGAAGGTCTCGGCATCGACCCATCTCTCTTCCGGCAGGTCGCTCTCTTCTCTCGGCCTCCATCCTTGGGCACGAGCCTGTTCCACAATATCCGGGTCGATCTGATGGCCGGGATCATCATCCCTCTCTCCAAGATCCGCGTCCTCTTGCCCTACTTGCACATCTAACTCGTTGCTCATTTCTTAACCTCGCCTGTGATTACACAAAGTACATCCTTGTCGTTGATGACCCGATACCGCTTCCCATCCCCGCCAGTCACTAGTTGCCCGGCGAACTTGGCAATCATCACCCGGTCCCCGACTTTTGCCCTCTTGACCCCTCCCTCGTCGTACCAGCAGTTTGGGCCAAGTAGCACGACTCTGGCAAAGATCTGCGCCATTTCATCCCGCTCGACTGTATCATCGGGGAGAGCAATACCTCCCTTCGACTCTCTCGGTACGAAGTCTGGGAGGACCAACACCAGATGCCCTTTTGGTTCAATCCCTGTTACCCCTGTCTCACTCGATGCCGAGCGATCCTCGAACGCCGGTAACTCTGTCTCAAACAATTCCTGAAGATTCTTCATTTTCTCCCACTCCTGTCAACTCAATAATATCTTCTAGCTGCCTGTGCCGACCAATTGCCTCACTATTAAGTTGGGCTAACTGCTCAAGAGTTTCCCCTGTGAACAGGCCAGAGGCCCAGTCACCCTTAATATCTTCTTGCTCTGTCCGGAGAAAGTGGCGGAAGGCTCTGGTCACTGGGTGTTGCAGCCAATCTTTCCATTCTTCCTCCGGGATATTGATCTCTCTCACTGTTCACTTCCTCCTGTTGGTTTGCTGGCTTGCATCTGGGTCTGTGCATTGGCCTCCTGATTATCCATGAGGTTTCCGGCGTGGTCCTGCATGACCTTCAACACCTTACTGATCCCTTCCATATGGGCCTTCTTGGCCCCGATCTGGGCCTCTAGCATGGCAATTGCGTGGCCACTCTCAACTCCTTTCGCATCTGCCAGTTCCTTGATGGCTTGAGCTTCCAGCAGTTTAATCTCTGCCTGAATCTTCTGTGCCTCCGCAGCAAGCTCCATCTGCACGATCTGAAGTTTGATCTTCCCGTCCATCTCCTTCGATTGAAGTTTCATCTTCTCCAGCTCCATCTTCGGATCAGGCTTCGGCGGAATGGCGTTCGGACCTTTCGGGTCCGGCAACAGTTCATCAATGTTATCTACCTTCCACGCCGTCAAGTAGCGCTTCGCCGCCACGTAAGTATCCATGCCGGGCACTGTCGAGGCGAGCTGGAGAACTGCAGTTGCCTGATTCATCCTCTGGCTGTCGCTCATGTAGAAGGGGTCGGCGGCAGGCCGGACCATATCCGCTGTCCCCCCATAATCCGCATTAAGTATCTTGCTTGAGGATTTGGCACCGGGTGCATAGTACTTCGATTCGTCGGCTAGGTAGATCTGATTGAGCTTGAACATCTTCCGCAATTCCTGAGTGAATGAGCGGTGGGTTCGCTTATAGATCCCATTGAAGACTTTCATCCCTTGTTCGAGGGTGTTGCGGCTGGTCTCGGCGGGAGTATTCTGGCCCGGCGACTCGCCCTGCATGATGTCAGTTGCCCCCGCCACTTGCTGCCCATACTGGATCAATAGAGACAGGAGATTGAATAGAACAGCAGACGGTTCCTTGGTGGGGAGGGGGAAGATGTTCTTCCGCAGATCGTCGCCAGTGCAGTCAACTCTCTTCCACTCAGCAAGGCGGAAACGAAGATCCCCGCTTTTCCCCTTGAACCCCCGCCCCAAGAAACCTCCTCCAGCATTACTAAGACTTCCCGCGTCAAGAAGTTGATTGATCGCGGTGTCGATGGACTCGTTGATTGGACCGAGTAGGGAACCAAATCCCAAGTCATAGAATCCCCCATCCGGCGACGGAATGAATGGATACTTCGTGAAGATCTGAATTGGATTGATGCGAACAATATCAGTGGAGTCAGGAGCATAGTTGATGTCTACTGAGGTGAAACGGGCAACAATCCGTAGGACTTGCTTGGTGTCGTAGCGGACCGTCACGATGTAGGGTTCAGCATACCCGTCGCCATCAAGGTCAAGCAAGCAGTGCTGCTCAAGGATTAGATATGGGGTGTTAGGGTCGCCGGTCTGGGCCACTACCCCTTGTCTCTCGTCGGCTTGTCGGGAGTCCATTGCGTAGGGAGTGGGAGACGGCGGAACAAGATCATCCCCTCCCTCCATCTCATTAAATACTCCTCTCACCACTCGCTCACGAAGGTCGTTCTTGAACATCGGGATGATGTGGGTCACACAGGGACTTGTCTCAAGACTCTTCGTGTAGTAGTTGACGACGAGATCTCGCGGGGAGAGGCATTCACTGACATTATGTCCGGTCACTGGATCGAAGTAAGTCTTCTTGAAGGCACAACCACTGATGGCTTGGATCAGGAGGAGCTTGTCCATCTGCTCTTCCCACTGCTCGTCCTCCTCCAAGATCTGGTAGCTCATGTGCCCGGCGACTCGTGCCGCTCTTTCCTTTGCTGCCCCGTACTGCATAGTCTCCTGCATGGCCTTTTGCTTGATCTGCTGGACCTGTTGCTGCCACTTTTGTACCTCCGGCGGAGGCTGTTGCCCTTGTTGCTGCCCTTGGGCTTGAGGTGGAGGGGGTGGAAGTTGGGGAGCGGTAGGAGCATTTGCCATGATTCGACAGTCCACTGGCGTCGGGCCATTGATCAGTGCCGGATAAGCCCTTGAGTGATACTGGACAGCGGCAATAGTCAGGAGAGGGAACTTGACATTAGCGGCATCCGGCCAAGGAAAGGTCTTCAACTCCGCCACTTGCAGGGCCAGATTCAGGGACGTGTCATTCCGCTTCAACCAATCCGACCTCGATGCCTGATCCCGGTCGAACTGCTCAACCGCCCTCAATCCAAGTTCGTCCAACTCCTCCTTCCCCAACTTCTCTGAAAGGTTCGGCGACAAGACTACTTCCTTCAGCTTCAATCTAATATCTTTAAGCATCTCGCTACCTCAGTTGGAAGCTCTTGGTTCAAAGGATTCAATTTCTGCCAGAAGCTCATTGACATCATCCAGTGCTGTTGCACGAATGGCATTCCTATCCGTCAGCACCTCCAACATGGAAGTGGCCCCAGCCATAAAAGCTCCCTGCATTATATAGTATCGCTCGTTCTCGGCACTAGGTATTCCAAGCATGTGTTCAAAACGGATCCAGCATTCAGTCAAGTCATTCATATCAATATCCAGTCACAACTGATCTCCCCTGATCGCCAAGGGACTCACGTTCCTCGTTCTCCCACTCTTCCTCCTGCAACTCCTTCACCGTCAAACTTCCCTGCAACTGATCGAGATACAAGCCAAGCCAAGCTGTGGCATCTACCCGGTCATCCCTACTGGATCGGTCGAACTGAAGCATTTCCATTTCATAGGCGGGATACCAGTCCCCCAACTTGTCGAACTTGACCCCGCCCGCCCGCATTCTCATTTGGAGAGGTCTGGCTCTCGCCCTCTTGTCCTTGGTCGGTGCCACCAGCACAATGTTGAGGAAGACTTGCCGCCGAACCATTTCAAACTTGATAAATGGCCCAATCGACTTCTCAATCTGTCCAGTCTCCATGATCCAGAGGGATATGCCATGCTTCTCCTGCACCCTGAAAATCTCGTCAATCGTCTTGACCGGTCCCAACTTCCCGGCCACGCAGTCAACAATATGAAGATAGTTGTCTGGGTCCATCCCCCCTACCACAATGGCA